ACGCGCCAAACTTACCGCAAAAAAGATCAAACAAGTTTTACCTGCTGATGGTATAGGGTGTGTATTAGAAGTAGAAGGTCTATCTCAAAGATTTAAAAGCCTACAACGACCACAAGACTTTCACCGCTATGCAGTATTCTTAGTAATAAATAAAATATATTTATTATATGGTCTTAGCGAGACTGCTACAAATGATAGCTGGAGACTAGTATAATGCCTAAAGCAATTATATCAAACAGAATATATATGGATAATCCAGGTGCAGATCACCTTAAAAAGATTATCAAAACACTAACATATAAAATTGCAAAAGATACTGGCTCAAAGAAATTTTTTGCCGTTGAAACAATAAAAAACTACAAAATGTTGCCTAAAGGTATAGTTAGTATACCTCAAGGACGACAGGACTTGATTCCCGAAAATTTCGAAATTATAGATAAGCGGAGTCTAGTACCTGTACCCTTTCCTGAGACAATACATCCTTTACGCGATGATCAAGTACTAATATATAACGAAGTAAAAGATACGTGTTTTATTAATGCACTACCAGGCTGGGGCAAAACTTTTACTGCGCTACATTTAGCACGTAAGTTTGGGCAACGAACTTTAGTTATTACACATACTGCTGCACTAAGAGATCAGTGGATAGAAGAAGTAAAAATCTTATTTGGTATGACTGCTGGAGTAATTGGTGGTGGTGAGTTTGACATTGAAGACAGGGCAATAGTAGTAGGAAACATACAGTCCGTAGTTAAACATCTAGCAACTTTATCAAAAGAATTTGGTACAGTTATAATGGATGAAGCACACCACTGTCCTGCCACTACTTTTTCTACAACAGTAGACAGTTTTTACGCTAGATACAGAATTGCTCTTTCGGGTACAATGATTCGTAAAGACGGTAAGCACATATTATTTCCTGATTATTTTGGTACTCATGTATTAAAGCCTCCGGAAGCTAATACACTTATTCCTAAGATCAGAATAGTTAAAAGTGGTATAACACTAAAGACTGGCGCAACTTGGGTAGAAAAAATCAATGATTTGTGTGAAAACGATAAATACCGACAATTTGTTGCTGGTATAGCAAATATAGAAATTGATAATGGTCACTCTGTATTGATTATTGCAGATAGAGTTGAATTTTTACAAAAGGTCAAAGAATATGTTGGAGAAACGTGTTTGTTGGTTACTGGAACCGAAGGCGACAGAGATCAAGCAAAACAACAAATCCTCAATGGAGAAAAGAAAGCCATTGCAGGATCAAGGCAAATCTTTTCAGAAGGCATTTCTATTAATGCCTTATCGTGCGTTATTTTAGCAGTGCCTATGTCTAATGATAGCTTATTAGAACAAATCATAGGCAGGATTCAAAGAATTTTTCCAGAAAAACTGAATCCGTTAGTAATAGATATTAACTTTGCTGGTTATGCTGATAAAAAACAAAACAATGATAGGCTTGGGCTTTATATGCGTAAAGGCTGGCAAATAACTACCATATAAAAAAATTAACTTGCACTACAGTTGTTAATCTGCTATAATAATCTTTAAGTTACAGAATATGACTTTTTTCTTTAACCTTTCAGTTTTAGAATCTGAAACTAAAAACGATCCTAACTTAATAGTTGAAAAACTTCGTTTGCATTTTACTAAAAAATCTATACCAAAAAATTACTTGACTAAAATTAAACCCATTAGTAATTTAATTGGAAATAGTTTTTTAGTAAACCCTGCAGATTTATTTACAGATAAAACAACTGATGTAATTTATAAATCACAATATATACAGTTAGCCGGAAGACGAGATTATAGCTCATACAAACTTTACAATATTAATTACTTAGACTTATCTTATTTCAAAGATATTGATATAAGCAAAATAATAACAAATCCGCTACTAACTATAACAGAAAACAAAATACACTTTAAATACGAGGATATTAAAAATGGCAATTAGCTTTAAGAATACAAAAGGCAAAGCACAATCAAACAAAGTAGAGGCATACGAGTACAAAGATGGCGAAAATTCAGTTCGCTTAATTGGTGGACTCTTACCTCGCTACATTTACTGGATTAAGGGCACTAATAACAAGGATATTCCTGTTGAGTGTTTAGCTTTTAGTAGAGAAAAAGAAAAATTTGACAATCTAGAAGTAGATCATGTTCCAAAATTCTTTCCTGAACTAAAATGCACTTGGTCATACACAGTAAACTGTATCGACCCTAAAGATGGCAAAATTAAGGCACTTAACCTTAAAAAGAAATTGTTTGAACAAGTTATGACAGCCGCCGAAGATTTGGGCGATCCAACTGATTTTGATAGTGGTTGGGATGTTGTTTTTAAGCGAGTTAAGACTGGCCCTCTACCTTTTAACGTTGAATACCAACTGCAAGTACTTCGTTGCAAGTCACGCCCACTGTCAGATACAGAGCGCGAACTAGTTACTACCAGTAAAGCTATTGATGAAAAGTATCCTCGTCCTACCGCTGATGAAGTATTAGCCCTGTTAAACAAAGTTACTACACATAGTGACGAAGAAACAGATGAAGGCGCTTCAGAATCAGAGCGTGAAGCCGTTAAAGACTTAGGTTAAAAATTATAGCCCGCAAAACTTTATGCTTTGCGGGCTATTTTGTCTATAAAAATGAAAATACTATTTACCGCAGATGTGCATATAAAATTAGGTCAAAAAAACGTACCTATTGAGTGGGCAAAAAATCGTTTTCATATGTTTGTTGAGCAATTTCAACAAATGCAAGAAGGGGCAGATTTAGTAATTGTTGGTGGTGACATATTTGATCGACTACCAACAATGGATGAAGTAGAATTATATTTTGATTTTGTGGCTAGTTTTACAAAGCCAACCATTATATATTCTGGCAATCACGAAATGCTAAAGAAAGACACTACTTTCTTATCTAACCTTAAAAAATCAACTAATAGACTAAACTCACTAGTACAAGTTATTGACGAATTTTGGTGTATTAAATCAGCAGACATTGACATTATTCCGTATAACAAACTAAAAGAATTTGAAAAAGAGCCTAGACTGTTTAACGGAAAAATTCTTTGTACTCACGTTCGTGGCGACATTCCTCCACACGTTAAGTCCGAAGTTGACTTAACACTATTTAACCGCTGGCAAGTAGTGTTAGCAGGTGATTTACACAGTTATGAAAATTCACAACTTAATATCCTGTATCCTGGTAGTCCTTATACTACTAGCTTTCATAGAAGTTCCGTGGACACTGGAGCTATTTTGCTTGACTCAGATTCTTTGGATCATGTTTGGCTCAAATTCAGCTTACCTCAACTTATCAGAAAAACTGTTGGGGTTAGTGACCCTAAACCGGCAACAGATTTTGATCACACCATTTACCAAGTTGAAGGCGATATGCAAGAACTTGGCGAACTCGAAGATTCAGATTTAATTGACCGTAAGGTAATTAAACGAGAAACAGACTCTGCACTTATCCTAGATCCTGAAATGAGTCTGGTAGAAGAAGTTAAAGAGTATTTAGCTTACATCTTAGAACTACCAGATGAAACAATAGAATCTGTACTAAAGGAGTTACAAAATCATGCGGAAAAATTTGAGTCACTTTAAAGCCGAGGTATGGTCACAAACAAACTGTCCTGCCTGCACAGAAGCAAAACGATTACTAGAACAACGAGCAATTAGCTATGTAGAATGTATGATAGGCATTAACGGGTACTCAAAGAAAGACTTAGTTCAAAAAGTACCTGATGCTAGGAGTGTTCCACAGATATTTATAAACGGAAAATATGTGGGCGGATTGCACGAATTGAAAAAAGAACTATTGGAACATGATAACAATTAAAAAATTAAATTGGAGCAATGCTTTTAGTTATGGAAAAGATAATGTCATTGATTTTGTTGCTTCACCACTAACACAGTTAGTGGGTCGTAACGGCCACGGCAAAAGCTCTATTGCTCTTATTTTAGAAGAAGTATTATTTAATAAGAATTCAAAAGGCATTAAAAAAGCAGATATTTTAAATAGATACGTAAAAGACAAAACTTATACTATTGAACTTGACTTTGAACGCGATGGTGTAGAGTACACAATTAAAACATCGCGTGGGGCTGCTCAAACAGTTAAACTATATAAAAATACTGTAGATATAAGCGCTCATACTGCTACGGCAACTTATAAAATGATTGAAGATATTCTTGGATTCGATCATAAAACTTTTGCACAAATTGTATACCAATCAAATGCTAGCAGTTTAGAATTCTTAACTGCTGCTGATACAGCACGTAAAAAGTTTTTAATTGAAATACTGAATCTAACTAAGTATACTCGCGTACAAGAAATATTTAAAGATGTAGCTCAGGAGTTGACCAAAGACATTGCGTCAGCACAGTCACAAGTTAACACAGTTAATAGTTGGTTAGATAAATATTCTAAGATGGATTTATCTCACAAAGACTATTGTGAAGTACCTGTTATAGAAGATACTTTATTGACTGAGGCTTCGGAACTTGATAGCCAAATACGCGGGCTAGACTCCACAAACAAAAAGATTACTCAGAATAATACTTATAAACAGATACAGTCCGGTATTAAACTATTTCCACTACCAGAAAATCCAGTAGACACGGTTAGTGGTTTAAATCCAGAAATTAAACAATTAAACACTAGTTCTATTGAGTTAACCAAATCTGTGAAAGACTCAGACGCTTTTATTAAAAAGATAGGCGCTCTACAAGGTACGTGTCCTACTTGTTTACAAGCTATTGACAAAGAAAAAATCGCCACTTTAGTAGCTGAACAATATGCTATAATAGCGAATGCTTCTGGAAAAATAGCTAAAATTAACACGCGACTAGCTGAAATAGATACAATTGAGCAAGAGTTTACTATTAAAACTGCGGCATGGAAATCAGCAAATAAATCACGAGATGAGTGGGAAAAGTATCATCAGCTAATTAATTCTGAGCTACAAGAAGATTTGCTTGATAAAAACGAACTAGATTCTAAGTTTACAGCACTTCAAACAGCGATTGCTAATATTAAGTCAACTATTGCTATAGCAGAAAAGAAAAATGCTAGTGTTAGTGCTCATAACGCTAAAGTAGAAACTATTAGTAGTCAACTAACAGAAATGAATGCAGAACTTGAAGTTTATAGTTCAAAACTGCATGAATTATCTGAAAAAATGTCTATAACTAACGTGTTAACAAAGACATTCTCAACTACTGGTTTAGTAGCTTATAAAATAGAATGCTTAGTAAAAGACTTAGAAGAAATTACAAATAAGTATCTAATTGACTTATCTGATGGCAGATTTCAAATAGGATTTAAAATATCTGCTAGTGACAAACTAAATGTAGTTATCACTGATAATGGCAAAGATATTGAAATCTTAGCCCTCTCTGGTGGTGAAAAAGCCAGAGTTAACGTGGCAACTTTATTAGCTATCAGAAAGCTAATGCAAACTTTATCTAGTTCAAGAATTAACCTTCTAATATTAGATGAAACTGTCGAAACGCTAGACGTAGACGGCAAAGAAAAGCTAGTAGAAGTATTGCTCAGAGAAGAGCACCTAAATACTTTCCTTGTTTCACATGGATTTACCCACCCTTTACTGGAAAAAGTAAATGTACTGAAACGCAACAACATCTCACAAATAGAGGTATAATATGATTTTAGAAGAAATTGATGGTAGTGTAACCTGCACTGTTACTCGTGAAAACGTCGGTCAAG